TCACCCTATACACGCTGTGGAACAGACCTTCCGCCGTGTGATTTTCCTTTGCGCTGTATGAATGGAATCTGCGGGGACCCGGTGCAGCGCCAGTTGTATGATAGGAATCCTCTCCCGGTTCTGCCGCAGCCTCCTGCACTGCTACCAGGTGTATCTGATATGGCAAGTGCGTCTACATTGCCCGCGGCTTGGGGAATCAACTTACCGACGCTCCCGAAATGAAATATGATATCATACTAATAGAATGAAGGTTCGTGGGGGCTATGGAATAGTAGGCCTTGTGCTTGTATTAGTTGTCGCAGTAACCGTGCTGCCTTGGATACGCCGTACATTTGCGCCCAGATTTCCTGAGGGATTTCAGGCTATGGCAAATGCTATAGGAATGGACAGCCTGCGTTCTGACTGCAAGGGCGTGCTGTGCAAGGAGGGTGAATTCTGCCAGCAGAATGTTTGCCGCCCCTGGTACCCTACGGAGTCGAATGACTACTTCCCCGATAAATAGCCCTTATTCAAATACCATTCAATACCTTACAAAGTTTGTAGAGTATCGAATCGTATCGTATAGATTTCACACAATCTTACTGTGCCTGGCCAGAAACATCTGCGGCCGGACTTGCGGCGGCTGCGCCCATCTTGCGCGCCATGGCCAGGTCGGCCGGACCCTCGCTGCCAAACATGCTCGTAAAGTTCCCAGCCTCGCCCTCCGTCTCACCGCCCTCAATCGTCGTGACAGAACTCTTCGGCTTCGCACCAACACGGCGCTCGCGCTGAAAGACCTCACGGCTCTCCTCGTTCTCCTTGTACTTCTTCATCAGCGTGTTCAGCTGGTCCTCCGCATACTCCTGCTCCGCCACATCGGACGGCTCGGGGTCCCACGGTAACCACTTGCCCACCTCCCCGACAAAGATGTTGTGAAGAGTATCCTGGCGCTGGAGCTTCTTTGAGCGGGCCACCGCCTCGCCCTGCGACGCATAGACGCCGCGCACCTTCAGCCCCCGAACAGTTGTCCGGAACTCATTCTTTGCGTAGAACTCATCCTCGAGCTTTGCCTTGGTGGCGTAGAGATAGTCCTCGTACTGCTCCTTGAGCTTCGACTCCTTCAGCTCCTTCTGGTTGCCCTTCACAAACTCGTGAAAGGAATCCATGGTGGTGTCCACGCGAATCTTGGCCTTACGGCACTCGGCGGCGGAACCGCTGAGATCCCTTGCGTCCAGCGCATCCGCCTCCGCGTCCAGCTTCGCATTAATCACGGTCATCGTGTCCATGAGATACTTCTCCAGACTATTCGTCCGGATCTGGAACTCGTAGGTAGACAGAAACTTCTCGAACATGAAGAGATTCTTATCCTTGAGAACCTTCTCCGGGCTGAGGAAACTTAGAAGGCAAAACTTCTGCCCGGTAATCTCCGCATCCTCCTCAAGAAAGTCCTCGCGCTCAGTTGCCATTTCTGGTATAGGATACCACATCCTCTTTAGATAGAAATACGCAGAGGTGAAAGGCATTTGACTATAAGAAAAAAATCCCGTATGAATATAGAACCTATGAACCCCACTTCCGAAGTACTCAACCGTGTGATAAAGTACCTTGTGGAGGGCCTCTTCGTTGCGATGGCCGCGCTTTTTATTCCTCGTCACCGCCTGCCGATGGATGAGATTCTGACACTGGGTGTGGTGGCTGCGGCCATCTTTGCCATCCTGGATGTAGTGTCGCCGAGCATAGGCGCTACGGCACGCCAGGGTGCGGGCTTCGGCATTGGAGCTAACCTTGTCGGCTTTCCTGGCGCTCGCCTCTAAGGCGCTAGCACCTAGCCGATAATACTATAGTTTGATTATTCACAATGCGGTGTATCGTGCGAAGAGTCTTCTGACGATACACATCATTTAGGATGAAATGTATGCTACAATTAGATGGCGCTGCGGAAACGGACAAGGCGCCGCAATAAGAAACTCAAAACACGTCGGCGCCGACAGCGTGGTGGCCGCCATGACGACTCTGCCGGCGATCTGAAACAAATTACCCTCGGCATCCTCGCCTGGAAATCGCCCAACACTGTGGCCAATACTCTTGAATCATTCAGAAAGAATGGCCTTCTGAAACTTGTTCACCCTGTCATTTATTTCCAGGAGAGAACCCCCGAGCTGGACAAGGTCGCAGAGTCGTATGGCATCACAGATATCATAGGAACATCCGAAAATGTCGGGATATTACGGGCATTTATGGGTCTTATTGAACATGCCAAGACGAAGTATTTCATGTTCGCCGAGTGCGATTTCGAACTGGTAAACGACGAGTCGCGAACAATCGGCATTCTAAAAGAGTGCTTTCGCCTGATGCAGGAGAATGGCGTCGATCTAGTGCGTCTCAGAGACAGGGCCAATCCCGGAACGCCCATCGGCTCTCGTCAATGGATTGATGTACCAGACGATAAGCTAGAGGACCACCCGATGGACCAAGGATTTCCGCACAAGGTCGAATCCCTCTACTTTTTCAAGGAACCAGAAAAGAAATTTCCTGGTGTCTTTGAAATCATTAACTACGAGCATAAATGGTACAAATGTTCTTCTGACCACAGTTGGTGGTCGAATCACGTGTTTCTCACGACAGTCGCCTTCTTAAAAGAGAAAGTATTTCCTATTCTTAACTCACGGCCAGGTGTGGGACCCGATGGAAAAGATGATAATCTCTTCGAAAAGATGGAGAATTTCCTCATAGAAAATCTGAAAGGGTATACCGTAGCAGGAGGGCCAGGCCTCTTTAAACACAATAGATTAGATCGGTAGCGTCATGTTTCAGACAGACCGAATGAACTGCCAGCTCAAATCGGCACAAATCTTCTCCCAAATCTTATCCTGGATATAGAGCTTATCGCGATTCTTCAGGAGCGGAAACGAAGGCAGATACTCGTCGAGGTCGAGTAGCTCGCAGAATTTATACAGAACATACGAATACGAAAGAAAATTGCTGCGGTCCTTGGGACAGTTCTTCTGGAAGGCCGGCTGAATCTCCTTGAACATATAACGCAGCTTCTCCTCGATTTCTCGGCTCATTACTGGCGCATTTTGGCCATTGAGCCGATTAATAATATGGGGCACATGTTCATAATACTTATTGAATTTGAGCTTCTTCAGAATCTCTCGGACCTTTTGGCGTGCGAGAGTCCTGTAGTCGAGAATGCGCTCCTTCTTGAGCTCCGCGCAAATCGCATCATACACCTCCTGAGGAATTTCAGTCGATTCCTTGGCCTGGAACTGCGCCAGCCACTCATTAAAATGGTTAATACGCTTATAGGCGTAGTAGGAGACCTCGCGAGGAGGGTCCTTATAGCTCGGCTTATCAGAATCAACCAGGATAAACTGCTGATAGCCGCACTCGGTACAGGTAAAAATCGCCTCATTGGCGCTGAATACCATTTCCTTCTCACATTCAGCGCATTCGCCATATGTATCAGTCTCCGTGACACCTCCGCGCGCATGCTCAGGATGCACCTTCTGTAGATACTGCTCAAGCAACTTGTCACGGCTCAACAGCGCCCCCTGTGTCTGAGGAACATAGACGGGCTCTGGAGCACCCTCCGTTGCCGCGGCCGATTCTAGCGCAGCTAGCACGGACCCCTGCTTTGCCTTTGTCACCCGCCGCGTCGACGGATCCGCCCCCTTCTGTATCTTTTCTTGAACCTCATAGTAATTGTATAATATGTCTCCTGTGTCGAGATAATAGTCGAACATTTCCGATTTCCCTGTGCTACGCTCAATATCCTTTTGCTGCTCATTTCGCTGTTTACGAAGCTGTTCATGGCGAATCTCATCGACAGTTGTGCCGAGCTCCTCGTCAATCTTACGCAGTTGCGCCTTACTCTGGGTTAGATCGGACTCATTATTCAAAATACTCTGTACATGGAACTGGTGAAGGCAGTCAAGGGTTGTTCTAGCCTCGGGATTGCTTCGTTTTGTTGGACGGATTTTGAAGAATGCCTCCTTTGATAACATGTCCCTTCTGATTTCTCATAATGATTGTTTAGGCATTCGGGGTTCAAAATGGGGAGCGGGAAAACGGTCAAAAAATGATCTCCCCGGCAGCACCATGCTAAATAGGCGGAACTAGGAAGAATGTCTCCGGCAGCCCCGTATTTTTCAAGAAAATCCAGGATTCTCAGAAATTATTTCTGAAGAAGGGGTATAACAAATGACGGGTGGTGGCTTAATGCAGCTTGTTGCCTATGGCGCGCAGGATGTTTACCTCACGGGTAATCCCCAGATTACCTTCTTTAAGGTGGTGTACCGCCGCCACACGAACTTCGCCATGGAGTCCATTGAGAACCCTTTCAACGGCTCTCCTGGCTTCGGCAAGCGTGTGACGTGCACGATCCAGCGTAACGGCGATCTGATCCACCGCATGTACCTCCAGGCCACGCTCCCTGCGGTGACCCTCCAGGCCAGCGACGGCTCGGGTGCCCAGTTCCGCTGGCTCAACTGGGTGGGACACAACCTGGTCCGCTCCGTGGAGATTGAGATTGGCGGTCAGCGTATCGACAAGCACTACGGCAACTGGCTCCACATCTGGAATGAGCTCTCGCAGGAGGCGGGCAAGCAGGCCGGCTATGCCAAGATGGTTGGCAACGTGCCCGTGCTGACGAACCTGCTCGTGCAGGGCGGCGAGCCTTGCGACGATGACTGCGCCGGCGGCGAGCCCAACATGTCCAACGAGCTGGTGGCGTGCGCGCCTGCGTACACGCTGTACATCCCTCTCCAGTTCTGGTTCTGCCGCAACCCTGGCCTGGCGCTGCCTCTGATTGCGCTCCAGTACCACGAGGTGCGCATCAACCTCGAGTTCAACGACCTCCGCAACCTCTGCTGGGACGTGACGCCCCAGATCACGAGCAACTACCACACGATCCGCGACCGTGTGGCGGCGGCCAACCTCCAGGCGGCCTCGCTCTACGTGGACTACATCTACCTGGACACGGACGAGCGCCGCAAGTTCGCCCAGGTGAGCCACGAGTACCTCATCGAGACGCTCCAGTTCACGGGTGCGGAGAGCATCACGAGCTCGGCGAACAAGCTCAAGCTGAACTTCAACCACCCGTGCAAGGAGCTTGTGTGGGTTGTCCAGCGCGACTCCTTCGTGTCGTGCGACGACACGGTGGTGAACGGCTGGAAGGGCCAGCAGCCCTTCAACTTCTCCGACTGGTGGGACCGCTCCGTCCTGGAGTCTGGCTACTCCGTGACTCGCATCGAGGGCATGGCGGGCAAGAACCCCTGCGTGACGGCCCTGCTCCAGCTCAACGGCCACGACCGCTTCCAGGTTCGCGAGGGCCGCTATTTCAACGAGGTGCAGCCCTTCCAGCACCACACCAACGTACCGGCCACGGGCATCAACGTGTACTCGTTTGCTCTCCAGCCCGAGCAGCACCAGCCCAGCGGAACGTGCAACTTATCGCGTATTGATAACACGACGCTCCTGCTGACGGTGTCCAACAACGCGGTTGGCACGGTCGTGTCGTCGAGCGTGTATGTGTTCGCCACGAACTACAATGTGCTCCGCGTGATGTCGGGCATGGGTGGCCTTGCTTACTCGAATTAAGTTACTGGTGTCCACCCAGGGTACCCCGGCTTTATATATTGTATTTTGTATATTTCCAGTTGAGTAAAATTTAGAACATAAAATCATATGCTTAAGGTATATTACCTTAGACATATGGGTATACTAAGTAGAACAGGAAGGCCTGCTGGTGAAATTTCTAATCTTATCGGAAATAATAAAGTAAAGTCTGCGCTAAACGATTTCCCAGTGAAATAATATATCTCTATAGGCGCATGGCGAAGAAGTTTGAACTGGGCGGGACATTTTATATTAACCTGGATCGTCGTACGGATCGCCGTGCTGAGATTGAAGAGGAGATAAGCCGCATGGGAATTTCTGGTGAACGATTTTCCGCAGTAGATGTTCCTACGAATGGAATAATAGGTTGTATGATGTCGCATTTAGAAGTATTAACCCTCGCAAAAGAACGAGGCTATCCGAGTGTGCTGATTCTTGAAGATGATTTTACCTTTATCGTTGGCAAAGAAGAACTGTGGAATATTCTTGATTCGGCGAATGAGGAAATTGACGGCGACTATGATGTGATTATGCTGGGCTACAATATCTACAAATCTACCGAATTCTCGCCAAATCTCCTGGCCATTCAATTCGCAACAACTACGTCGGCCTATATTGTACATTCTCGAATTTATGATACATTGATTAATTTATGTAAATGGGCCTTGAATAAACTTCGTGAAACAGGGACCAGAGGTCTCTTTTCTTTTGATGTTGCGTGGAGATTCATTCAAGAAGAAAGCCGCTGGTACGCGACATCAAGGCGTGTAGGAATCCAGCGCCCATCCTTTAGCGATATCGATGGGATGTATGCGGATTATAAAGTATAAATACTAAATAGGATATGTTTACGAGCGCCGATCGGATTAAGTTTAATACGTTAAATGCGTGGAAACCTACCGTCGATACCCAGCTTACTACGATTAGTAAATCAGCGGATAGCGCGGGGAAGTTAGCGCAGCGTGCGGGTGAGACAGCAGAGAGCGCAGGGAAGTTAGCGTCATCCGCCTTGACGCAGGCGACGGCGCTGAGTAAAATGGCAGATACGGTCACGAAGGCAGCGGCGGCCGCAGCAACAGAAGCAAAGGCGGCGAACACTACGGCACAGCGCGCGGGCGAGACGGCAGAGAGCGCGGGGAAGTTGGCAACGGGCGCAGCATTAGATGCAAAGGCGATAATGGGGAAGATGCCCAACATCGCGATTAACGCTAGTACCGCGGCTCAGAATGCCAAAACAGCGGACGCAAATGCAACCAATGCGTTGAATATTGCCTCTGCGACAGCAACTGATATTAATAAGCTGAAGGCAGAGATACAGGAGCTTAGACCAATGGTCGACGCTGCGCTATCTACGGCAAACAATGCCAATGAAGGCACCCCGATTTTAAGAGAATATATAAGTAAATTACAAAATGATATTAATTCGATGAAGTTATCTATACTAGTTCAAACATGTAGTGAGATGGGAGTACAGGCTGGCGACCAACGGCTGTATAAAGCCGAGGAATGTGATGCGATGAATGGTGACTTTATTAGTTCTAATGGTACATGCAAAAGAAAAGAGGGAGGAAGTTTTACTGATGATTGCGGAATGCTTTACAAAGGCAAAGTAATTGCGCAGCCCGTCTATACCTCTCAGGCCATGCGCGATGCGGCGTCATTGGGGCAAGGCGCATTCTATGGAGTAAAGGTCGGTTACAGCCTGCGAAACGGCAGATATGAACCCTGGTTAGCTGAATCAGCCGATCGTATATACGAGGTAATATACAACCAGATCGGGGCGGTAAGCGGTTTGTTTATGGCAGCTGTTATGGCCTTTATCATTGATTCAACATCGCAGGATATCCGCGACTCTCTCGATTTTGCCGTGAAGCGCATAAGCTCCGCAGACCGTATCCCCGATGACTTGGTGGAGGCGGCAAAGGCCGCCCTGGCGGCCAACTCCAACTCCAACACCCAAACTGCCAAGACAGCCCTAAAAAAAGCTGTTTCAAAATTCGTGGATAACGACGGCAACATCATCGGCGCCGTTACCAATGCCAACATTCCCCTCGCCACCGGCGCTGTTGCCAAGGGCTACAATTACACTGCCATTGTTAACTACAATAAGGCAGTAGCGAGCGAAAACTGGTCTGCTGTAGATGACGCTACACGGGACTTTCAAACCGCCCTCCTGCAGGCGGCAGACACTCTCGGGCTTGGCGCTGTAGGTCGCGCAACGGGTGGCGGAATCGGGTGGAGCCTGCCAAAAGGGTCATACAACCAAAGCGTGGCTCTAGCAGGAGACCGGGCCTTTCAGGAAGCAATGATGGAGAAAGATGACCCTGTTGCTGCTGCCGCCGCCGCCCGCGCCGCCGCCGCCCGTGAAGCTGCCGCGCCGCCGCTTAAGCCGCCGCCGCGCGTCAACGCGCCCAAGATGGGTAAGTCCTGGGGCGCGCAGAGCGTCTCCAACGCCCTAACTACGGACTACGAAGCGCCCGCCAACGCCACCGGTGCAAGAAGTGCCGCCAATATCGCCACTGAGCAAGCTGCCTATGCGGCCGCTCTCGCGCGCTCCCCCAGTTTATTCGGCGGCCGCAAGCCCCGGCGTATTTCCAGGAAAAAGCGCAGTAGAAGTAACAAGAGTAAGTAACTGCGCTAATCTCCGACTTACTCTCCACCCATACCCGAATAGGAAATGGGTAAGGTAGACTATCGTACAGTAGAAAACCATGTGATTGGCTCTCTTTTGTACAAGGGCATGTGTGTGGAGTTTGTCATTGATGCAGCGGACCTTTCAGGGGTTCAGCCCTACAAATGGCACTATTCTTCCTCGTATGTTGCGACCTCCATCGTGGTCGATGTGGATATGTCCGGCACCACGGTCCAGAAGAAGCGGGAACTGTATCTTCATAACCTTCTCCTAAAGCCGCGCCCTCAAGAAGCTGTCCAGCACATCAGTAAAAACGGCCTGGACAATCGGCGAGAGAATCTTCGACTCGTAGATCTCGGAACTCTGAATAATCAGACAAAGAAGCGGCGCAATGTCGAGCTGCCGCCCCTGTGTGGCATCCGATCTGAAGAGATTCCGAAACACATCTGGTATGTCCAAGCGAACGGATATCACCGTGACCGCTTTGCCATTGAATTTAAGACAGAAGGAATCTTGTGGAAGTCTACAAGCTCAAAGGACGTGTCCCTGAAAGAAAAGCTGGATGATGCAAAGAAGCATTTGGAGCTCTTGTATGAGACATTTCCGCACCTCGACCCGAAGCGCGAAGAGGTGGTCGCGCGGCTTCTGGAAGAATCCTTCCAGAAGATTGTGAAAAGCGAGAAAGTGTGAGATTTTCTTTTGAAATAAGATGCTCTCCGAAATAAATGAAGATTGCGCTAGTCATACCGACCTATAAACCCCATTTTATCTATTTGGATGAACTGTGTAGGAACGCCGCGGAGCAAACACGCCTTCCTGACCTTGTTGTGATTCGCGCATCCTCTTGTGACACAGAGGAAGCGAAGGCCCAGCTTGCTGCCCTTTCGAAACAGCAGTGGCCCTTTCCCCTACAGATTCTCGATACTCCTGCGCAACAGTTCCAGGCACAGAATCGGAATGAGGGTGCCGCAGCCGTGCCTCCGGATTTTGATGTAATATCCTTTTTCGATTCGGACGATTTGATGCATCCGAGGCGCCTTGAAATCCTCGAACGGGTCTTCTTACAGGGCGCAGAAGCAGTATTTCATGACTGCGCTAAAGTGTTCGCAGGTGAAATCACAGAATGGGATACATTTGACACTCCAAGCCATGTATGGGATTCTATTTTGCTCCAGAAAGAATCGGCGATTCAGAATGGAAATCAAATCGTCTCTCGTTCCGAGATTTTAAAGGCGCCGCCTGATTCCATTCTTCCTATTGGAAGAGAAGTCACATTTTTCAGGCCGATTCCTATGGATGAGGAGTTAGAAGATACAGTGACAATCACCTATGGGCACGTAACTGTTTCCACATCCCTCTTTAAAGATATACGATTTGATGAAGATGCCTTAGGCTACGAAGATGCGAAATTTCTAAGCGATATCGTATTGAAGGGACGCCGGACCGCATCTGTGCTAGCAAAACTATCCCTCTATAGGATTGGAAGCGGCCTCTCCGTTTCGACGATGACATCGAGCGGTTCAGGATACTCGGAGTAGGCGATAGCTGCGCTCGTGGGCCGTTCGAGCGCCAAAAGTTCTTGAAGAGCTTGGAGGCGGCGCTCAAGAGGGGGGCCTAACCGCTTACGCGACAACTGTTTCCAGCGCCATTCAAACTGGAGAACCGCGGTATGGTCCGGAAATCCGGCGACGTGGCAGATTCGCTCCCATTGACGGCCATGCGTAGCCTTCGCACCTCCGGATAGGAGCCCATTGTGCTGCCTGAGACGGCGGTCCAAATCCGGTGTAACACCAACATATGTCTTCTGGCTTCCACCATCGTTGGTTGCCAAAAGGTAACACTTCCACATCTTATAAGGTTGGATACAAATAGATGTACGGTGGAGCGCGACAGCTCGAGGCCCCGCAGCAAACGGATATGTTTATACTCGGTGACATTGGTGACTATAAGAATGTCGACGATGTTGTCGCCATCGCCTCAGCGTCACTGATTAGCATGGACCTTGGAGTTCTGCTCTCTAGATTTGGTGGACTCGGTGGCTATAGTTTGAACATGTATTTTGATACATTTGGCTTAGAAGGCATCTTAGCAAACACGAGCTTCGTCATTATTATGTTCCAGGTTGCGCGATGGTTTTACACGACATTTTATGCAGTGGGGCGCCCCTGGTCGCCGTTTGTCTTTGTCTGTGTCCTAATCTCTGTGCAAGTAATCCACGATCTCATCTTCTATTACGGGCCGCTCAAGACAATACCGGCGGGCAAAAATGAGATGATTGATGCGCTAAAACGATACGCGGCAGAAAATGGTTCCCGGGCTCTTACAGGTCATATAGCATTCCTGATTCTCGTGGGCATTATTGCGATGTTTTTGAAGGAGAGTTCGATGCTATTTACATTTATTCTTGTAAATATAAGTTTATATATTCTGCCATTCTTGCTGAATACGAGTGGCCCGAAGCCTCCCCCGCCCCCGCCTCCGCCGCCGAAGAAGGACCCTTATGAACAAGGGATGATGGGCCAGAGATTCTAAAATATGGGGATACAATAGAATGAGCGAAGATAACTCTGAGACGGCGTTTGGAAAAACAGGCATACTCCCCCCTGAAGGAGAGGAAAGTGCTAACTTTGAAAATGTCAATACTGGTGTTGAAGAGGCTGGGGTTGAAGAGGCTGGGGTTGAAGAGACTGGTATGGAAAATAATGGTGTCGAAGAGACTGCCGTTAACAACAGTAATAGTCCTCTTGGAGATACTCTCGACGCGGTGGAACTACCTGAGAGCGCCATGCCCAGTGTCCCCGCCATGACTACTAAAGTTAAGCGTACGCAGTCCGCCGCACAACAGAAGACTATTGCCGCACAGGCCGACGAGCGCGCAATTCTGAAGAGTGCAGGAGTAGCCAAGCCTTCTGTGGCGATGGTAGCTACCCTAGCCTCAATGAAAGCCAAGGGCGACTCCAAGTACAACTCCGCATTTGCAAATGCCGTTGCGGGAAAGCCCCTAAACTCCTACAGAACTACTAAGACTGCGAAGAAGTCTCGGAATGCGACTGTCACTAATACGACGGCGAAGAATACAAACCGCAATGCGAATCTCACAAACTTCATGGGGTCCACGGCCGCAAATGTTCGTGCGAACAATGGGGCTGCCGCCTCTACTGTAAAGAGCATTCAGACAATGGGCGAATCTGCCATCAGTACGGTGCGTGAAATGATGCGTCTGTCGACGACCCTCACGAAGGAGCTTGCTAAGACGAACAACTCCGCCGGCCTGGCTCGCGCGAATGAGTGGAAGAGTAATCTCGCGCCTCTCTCATCCCTCAGAAATATGTCGAGGGCGAAGCCGAAGAAGCCGCGCGCGTCCCGCAAGAAGAAGGCGAACTCCATAATGGGTCTCCCGCCGCTCCCTGCGGCGCCTGCGGGGCTTAACACAATCGCTGAAGAGAACAATGGCGCATTCACTCCGGTCCGATAATAGGGCAAAAATTGATAGGGCACTGGCCCCCGCGTAGCCCTTACAAATGTCCTACCTTACCATCGTCAATCCATCGGAACCCTGTGGCAACTTGCCTCAGAGCCTCGCCATGGACTTCAAGTTTCCCTTAGACCCCTTCCAGCAGCACGCTATTGCGGCCATCAGCCGCGACGAGAATGTCTTGGTCACGGCCAAAACGGGGTCGGGGAAAACTCTGGTTGGCGAGTACCAGATTGCGCACTCACTCAAGAAGGGTCGGCGTGTCTTCTATACGACTCCTATCAAGTCTCTGTCCAACCAGAAATATCACGATTTGAAGGCGATGTTTCCGAGCGTCGGTATCATGACGGGTGACCTCAAGTTCTGCCCTGACGCCGATGTCGTGATCATGACCACGGAGATTCTGCGGAATCTGCTGTTCAAGAAGGATTCGTCGACGCGCGATC